TTCATTAGCACTCATCTTTTTTAGTCATGTCCCAGTGGAGAATTATCTTCGCTGTGAAGACTTTAACTGGTTGAGAGAAGGATTGGAAGAGACAACTCTTTTCACTCCCTTTGAGAAGGCTGATATTCTCATCCACTGGATGGAACATACAGACCCTCAATGCTTTGAAGCACAGGACGCAAACGACTGAAGGAACGGGAGATTAATTTCACCCATTTTTTCAGGTAACGACAAATGAACACACTTACTCTCATTAAGAAGCAAATCGAAAAAGCTAACGCACTTCATGATGCACAAATCTCTCACACCACATATCGTGGCGTAAAGTTTGAGTGCAAGCAAGGTGTTGACGAAGTACATGGTACTTTCTGCTATCGCGGTCACACTTATAATAAGTGAGGCAATTATGCAAGCATTGCAAATAGCAGGTTTCGGCACTCTGTTTAGTGCAGCATTTATCGGTTTAATTTATGGGGAGATACTTCTTTTAACGAAGAGGTGAAACTATGCTGAAGATCAAATTATATTATGATCTTCCAGCATACGACCCAGAAAAACACGATCCAGATAAAGTCTTTGGATTTTTAACGTATCGTGGAGTCCATTATGCTAAATGGGTTGATATAAAATCCAGAGGCATACAAAACTGGAAAATAAAATGAGCAGGGTTGATACCCTGCTTTTTTTATGTTAAAATAGATCCAGTAAGAACTATCTTATGGACAAGGACAAATTAAAACTTATTGTTCGTAATCTTGAACTTTTGGTAGATTCTCTCAAGGCAGAAGTATACTCTGATGTTTCTGCATATACCAAACCAAAGAGTTACGAAGAAATTACATCTAATCTTCATGATTATGATGAAATTTTTGATGATGACGATGGCTACCCTGATTGATTAAGAAATGAGCGTAAAACTGGTAAGTGTAACTCCCGATGCGGAGAAAACAATGGCATACGTTGCGCGTGTGTCTAATCCAAATAACCAAGAGAATCCCAACTATGCTAAGTTGTTGGGATATTGTATTAAGCACAACCACTGGAGTGTCTTTGAACAATCGTTCATGACTCTGGAAATTGAGACTACTCGTGGTCTGGCGGCTCAAATTTTGCGTCACCGTTCGTTCACATATCAAGAATTTTCGCAACGTTATGCTGATTCTTCCCTACTCTCGGAGAAGATCGAACTCCCAGAACTTCGCCGTCAGGATACCAAGAATCGTCAAAATTCTATTGACGACATTGATCCTTTCGTTAAGCAGGAGTTCGAGATTAAAATGAGGAAGCACTTTGATGAAGCAATGGTGCTTTATCAATCAATGCTTGATATGGGAATCGCAAAGGAATGTGCTCGTTTTGTGCTTCCCCTCGCTACGCCCACCAGACTCTACATGTCAGGCTCATGTAGGTCATGGATTCATTATATAACTCTGAGGTCTGCTAATGGCACCCAGAAGGAGCACATGGAAATTGCTGAGCAATGTAAAAAAATCTTTGCAGAACAGTTCCCTACAGTTGCAGAAGCCCTAGAGTGGGTCTAAATAAATTATCTTGAATGTTATTATTTCAAAACAAATGGCGACATATCCTGTAATTAACAAAGAGACAGGTGAACAAAAAGAAGTATCGATGAGTGTTCACGACTGGTCTCAATGGTGTAAAGACAATCCCGAATGGCAACGGGATTGGTCTGATCCTTCAACTTGCCCTCAACCAGGGGAAGTTGGTGAGTGGCGCGATAAATTAGTCGCTAAAAATCCTGGATGGAATGATGTGCTCGGAAGAGCAGCAAAAATGCCCGGTTCAAGAGTAAAAAAAATCTAAGCAATCTATGGCAAGAAAAAAGAGAGGAAATGGTGACCAACCAATTGGAGTTGGTTTGACTGCAAAACAAATGAAACGGAAAAAACCGTTAGGTAATGATTATCTGATTGATATTGATCCACTTACAGATAATCAAAAGCGGTTATTTGGTTCATATGCTGAAGATAAACATCTTGTAGCATATGGATGTGCTGGAACTGGTAAAACTTTCATCACTCTTTATAACGCTCTTGCTGATGTTTTAAGTGAAAATACTCCATATGAAAAAATTTATCTAGTTCGTTCACTAGTTTCAACTCGTGAAATTGGATTTCTTCCTGGAACATATGAAGATAAGTCTGATATTTACCAGATTCCTTATAAGAATATGGTGAAGTATATGTTCCAAATGCCTTCTGATGCAGATTTTGAAATGCTCTATGGAAATCTCAAGGCACAAGAAACCATTAAGTTTTGGTCAACTTCATTCCTTCGTGGAACCACACTTGATAATGCTATTGTAATTGTTGATGAATTTCAAAACTTGAATTTTCACGAACTTGATAGTATAATTACACGAGTTGGTGAAAACACCAAAATTTGTTTCTGTGGTGATGCAACTCAGTCTGACCTTCAGAAAACAAACGAGCGTAATGGTATTATCGATTTTATGAGAATTTTGAGATCAATGCCTTCATTTGATGTTATTGAATTTGGTATTGATGATATCGTTCGTTCTGGTCTTGTTAAAGAGTACTTAGTCGCAAAAATGGATGCAGGTTTTTGATGTTTAATCATGTTGATGTTAGTCTCCCTAGTCTTGAAAGGGAGACTATTGATGGTGTAAGGTATTACAAAGTTCCTGACGACGAAGAACTTCTCCGACTGGTCTCGATTACTTCGGTGACCAGTCATTTTAATAAGGAGATCTTCGTCAACTGGCGTAAGAAAGTTGGTAATGAAGAAGCAGATCGTATCACAAAGGCAGCAACAAGTCGTGGTACAGACATGCACACATTAGTAGAGCATCATCTCAAGAATGAAGAACTACCAAAAGTCCAACCAATTTCAGATTTTCTGTTTAAGATTGCTAAAACAGACTTAAATCGAATAAATAATATATACGCTCTTGAAGGGTCCCTATATAGTAAAGAACTTGGTATTGCTGGAACTGTTGATTGTATCGCTGAATATGACGGCGAATTAGCAATAATCGACTTTAAGACTTCTAAAAAACCAAAACCACGAGAGTGGATCGAACACTATTTTGTACAGTGCATGGCATATGGTTGTATGCTGTACGAACTGACTGGTATTTCAGTCAAAAAACTTGTAATTATCATGGCTTGTGAAAATGGAGAATGCGTCGTCTATGAAGAACGAGACAAATCGAAGTACATCAAACTTCTCAGCAAATACATTAGAAAGTTTGTTAGAGATAAACTGGAACTCTATGGAACCAAATAAAGAACTAGAACAAGCGATAGAAAGTAAGTTTTTGACTCCTTCAAAGTTTGCCCTAGAAATTGAAAGAATTGTAATTGAAGAAAAATTCAACTATATTGATGCAATCGTTCACTATTGCGAAGTGAATGAACTTGAGGTAGAATCAGTTACAAAACTCATTTCAAAACCATTGAAAGAGAAATTAAAGTGGGACGCAACACGTCTCAACTTTATGAAACGAACTTCTAGAGCAAAACTACCACTATGATCTCTCGTGATGATCTAATGCACCATCGCCTACAGGCATGGTTGCGTGAAAATAAATGCGATGATCTAGAGTATTTGGGTTTTTATCCAGATGCTCTAGGTGAAGATAAACATTGGTATCGCATTGCCGAGCATGAAGTTACAGTTGATTGTATTGAAGATCTTGAGTTAGTCGATGCTGAAAGTGACACCGTTTGAGACCTACCAACATTATTTGTCGTTAAAAAATCATTTCACAAACCCAAAATACGATTTCTTTAAGTATGGTGCGAAGACCCGTGCAAGTGTAACCTCTTTTAATAAGAGGAAGGATAAGTATTGGTTTGAAAAAACTTCGCGTAAATATAATGATAAGGAAGTCGTAGATTTTCTTGTATCAAATTTTGTAGCAACAGATTCACCGAGTAACTTATGGATTGGAGAAATTATCAATTCTGGCGAAAGAAACTACTCCGAGTGGATGAGACGCCAACAGAGTTTGACGTACTTATTCAAAGAGCAAAGCAACGAATTGTTATCGGAGAACGAGTTAGAGAGTTTATTCAATTGTACCAAAGGACATCCCAAGATTCTCAAAGAGTTTCTAAGCGGGAGATTATCTCTAGAAACCTTCGTAATCTACGACAAAATTTTTCAGTTTTCAAAAAATTTCGATAAGAAGTTGACGGATCCAGTGTGGGAAACCGTCAGTCTAAAGTTGAAAAAATATAATCCATTCCTAAATATTGATGTGTTTCAGTATAAAAAAATATTACGGGAAATTGTAAATGAGTGAATTTTTTGAATCTAATATCATTCAGGAAGAACTGAAAGAAATCAATAAACTTCAGGAAGAAATCTACGGAAGCATTCTGAGGTTTGGTATGATGGACCGTAATACGAAACTGAACCATATCGAAAAGTTGCAGACCTTGCTAGAAAAGCAAAGAGTGATGTATACTAGGTTGTCCCTTTCAGACGATCCTCAAGCGGTCGAAATGAAAGAGAACCTTCGCAAATCAGTTGCCTTGATGGGTTTCCCACCAGAAACTGATATGCAAGTTTTATTCAATAGTATGAACGCGACTATCGAATCTCTCAAACAATACGTTGACGGTTGAGAGCATCTTTGCTATACTATCCGAGTAAATCCACCAAATCCAAATTAATCCGAGGTAATCCAAATGTCTTTCGCAGACCTTAAAAAGCAATCCAAACTGGGCTCTCTGACCGCGAAACTGGTCAAGGAAGTCGAAAAGATGAATAACAATGGCGGTTCCAGCGGCGATGAGCGTCTCTGGAAACTGGAATGTGATAAGAGCGGCAACGGTTATGCTGTTATCCGTTTCCTTCCCGCCCCTAACGGTGAAGACCTTCCTTTCGTGAAACTCTACAGTCACGCCTTCCAAGGTCCTGGTGGTTGGTACATTGAGAATTCCCTGACTACTCTTGGTCAGAAGGATCCTGTGTCTGAGTACAACTCAATGCTGTGGAACAACGGCACAGATGCAGGTAAAGAGCAGGCACGTAAGCAGAAGCGTAAACTGACTTACATGGCAAATATCTATGTGGTCAAAGATCCTGCTAATCCTTCTAATGAAGGTCGTGTGTTTCTGTTCAAGTTCGGTAAGAAAATCTTCGACAAACTGACTGCTGCAATGCAACCTGAGTTTGAAGATGAGGAAGCAATCGATCCGTTTGACTTCTGGCAGGGTGCTAACTTCAAACTGAAGGCAAAGAACGTTGCTGGTTACCGCAACTATGACTC